GGCATTCGCCTTCTTGTCTTCGGCACCGAAGAAGCCGAGGACGCCATCAATCATGTGATTGGGAATCCCGACAAGGAGACGCTTCAGCTCGGAGTCACCGGGGATGATGGATCCGACACCGTTGAGGATCGGTCGCAGCATCTCATTGGCAACGGTACGAAGACCGCCCTGAACGATTCGCTTGGCGAAGCTGGCCAGATCACCGATTCCGGATCCGATGGAGCCGAAGAAGTGACCGACCGAACCGAGGATGCCGCCGCTCTTGAAGTGGCCATCGTCGCCCTGGTCCCCGCCCTTGCCACCGAGCATCGCCCGGAGGGCGGCAAAGCCCGAAGGGCCACCGAGAGCCGCCATCTCATCCACCGTAAGGATGCCTTCACCGGCAGTGCCATAGAAAGGAATCCAGTCTCCGGCCGAAGCCGGACCGGGAATGATGCCGCCTTCAGCGAAGTGCGGTGCCGGTGGAAGCTCAGGGATTCCGACCTTATCGGCGATGAAATCCCAGACTTCACGGATACCGTGCGTGTAGACGGTATCAACGATGAAGTTCAGGGGGCCCTTTAGGATGTCTACGAGACTGTGCCAGATCGAAGAGATCCCGTCAACGGCCGTCTTGAATCCGGACTTGATCCCCTTGAGCACGTCGTCAATGATCCGACCGATCAGATTAAAGACCGGCTTGATTGCTACGTCGTAGAGCCAAGAGGCCCAGTGGCCCAGATCCTTCATCGCGTGAGTGAAGCTGTCGAAGGCAGGCTTGATGGCATTCTCGTAAAGCCACTTCGCGGCCGTTCCGATGCCCGAGAACACGGGGTGAAGGACGTTGTCCCAGAGCCACGATGCTACGGTTCCGATCCCGTGGAAGACGGGATCAAAGACGTTCTTCCAGAGCCATTTGGCGATAACTTCGATGCCGCGGAAGGTGGCAACGAGGGAATCAAACCATGGCCGGATGACCCAGTCATAGAGCCAAGAGAAGACCTTTCCGATTCCGTGGAAGGTCGGCTCAAGGGCATTCTTCCAGAGCCAGTTAGCAGCGTCCCCAATGCCGCGGAACGCGGGCATTGCGTAGTCCTGCCAAAGGGCCTTGATCTCCTTCGTCAGCTTGCCCGTGAAGAGACCACTGATCCAAGTGAAGACAGGATGAAGCGCGTTGTTCCAAAGCCACTTGGCGCCGTCTGCAATCCAGTCAAAGACCGGCTTGAAGACGTGGTGCCAGAGGCCCATAATCAGCGGCTCAAGAAGGTGATAGGCAATCACGAAGGGGGTGACAAGGACCGTGAAAACGATGACCGTCAGAAGCCGAAGCGCAAACCAAATTCCTTGCACAACGGGATCAATGACGTTCTTCCAGAGCCATACGGCTACCGTCGCCACTGCATGAATGGCGGTAGTGGCCACCGACATGAATTCGTGGAAGGCGACGCCGAGAAACTTCAGTCCGCCCTGAACCTGATCCGAGTGAAAGACGCTGGACAGGCCGTCGGCAATCCAGTGGTAGCCGGCAAGGATGCCGTCCTTCACGAAGTTGAAGGCCACAAGGATTCCGTGCCAGATCAGCCCGAAGAAGGCGCCAGTGCTGGCGATGATGTTCCGGAAAGTCTCACTGTGCTGGTAGAGCGCAACGAAGCCGACAATCAGCGCGGCGATTCCGATAATGATCAGGGAAATCGGGTTTGCGTCCATCACTGCATTCGTGATGGCCATGACGATGTTCCACGCCTCTTGTGCCGCCTTCAGCATGATGAAGCCCTCGACAAGGTCAGCAATGACCTTTGCGGCAAGCTGATTGTGGCCGATGGCTCCGAGAGCCTGAGCAAGTACAAGAAGAGTCGGCCCAAGGGCCTCGAAGATTTGCTTGAGGATCGAGAACCGAATCAGGTTGTCGATGATGTCCTTGATGACCGGCGCCGCTGGCGCCAGATACCGGAACAGCTCGCCGAAGAAGTGCGAGACACTGCCGAGGGCAGAGGCTACGTGGCTAGCGACGGTAGGCGCCAGATTCTCAAGGCCACCCTTCGTGATGAAGTCTCCCGCACGAACGGCCAAACGGTTGAGGCTGTCAAAGATGGGCCGGAAGCCGGCCGCAGCAAACTGAGTCACGCCATCCGAGATATTCGACATGGCGCCCTTGAAGGTCTTCGACTGTTCGGCCATTTCTCCGCCGTAGGCCTTCGTCGTCTTCGTCCCGTGCTCAAGGCCGTCAATCAGCTTGGGCAGGGCAACGTCAGACATGACGGTTCCGGTCGAGATCATTTTCTTCATCTCAGATGTGGAAACGCCGTACTCGGAGGCCAGAATCTTGAGCGCAGGGATACCGCGGATCTCAAGCTGACGGAGGTGAACCATGCTCAGCTCACCAATGGACTGCATCTCGCCGAAGGCGGTCACCACGCCATTGAGCGTGGCGGGATCTCCTCCGAGGGCGGAGACCGCATCACCGAGGGCCGTCAGGTCCGGGATGATGTCTTTGGCATTGATGCCCAGCGCCAAGAGGCGCTGAGAGTATTCCACCGTGTTCTGAAACTGGAAGGGAGTCGTGAGGGCGAATTGCTTGATGTCCCCGATCATCTTCTTGGCCTGATCGGCGGATCCGAGAAGAGTCCCGAAACTGATGTTCGCGGACTGCATCTCAGAGTTGAAGTCGAGGACTGCGGACTTCACGTAGCTCAGGGCCGAAGAAACGGCCGTCGTGATGCTGTTGCCGATGGCGTATCCGATGCCCCAAGAGCCAACGGAATAGGTGATGCCCTTCCCGAACTCGGAGAAGGTCTTCATCATGCCTTCGCCGCCGTCGTGGCCGGCCTGAGTGAAGGCGTTGCCCACGATGGACTGTGCTCGGCTTGCATACCGCTGAAGCTCGGGAATCGCAAAAGATGCCCATGAGCCGGTTGAGTGGTTAATGCCCTCGGAAACGCTGTTGCCCAACGTGGTTCCGATTCGAGCGCCCTCGGTAGCGGCGTGAACGCCGATCTGATCCAACGGCATATGAAGCTGAGCCTGACCCAACATGAGGGCCATCTGCTGGGCGGCAATCTCTGCGCCAGCAGCAAGATCCGAAGTAAGTTCCGTGGCAGCGGCCTGAGCCGCAGTCTGGACTCCGGTAGTGATGCTGTCTTGAAGGGATCGAGTCCCAGTCTCCCCGGCCGTGGCAAGAGCCTCAGAGACGGCCTTACCGGCTTCCTCAGCCGCCGTTGTGGCGGCTTCCACAACCGCAGTCAGTGAGGACGTATCCCCGCCGAAGGTGAAGGCCTTAGCCATCTCCGCCTGAGCGGCAGCGGCCATTGCCGTTACCGTCCTGGTAATGCCTTCGACAAGGGCCTTCGTGTCGCCAAGGGCGAGATCGATATATGCCACGCCGGCGCTGCGAGCACTGCCGTTACCGGCCATGGTAAATCACCTCTTAGCTAGCGAAGAAGGAAGCAAGTTCAGCGGGAGAGCTGGCGTCAGCCGGCCCTTCGGACTCGATGCCCGGACGTGGAATGGGCTTCGGCCTCTCGGGGGCTTCGCCCTCTTCGGAGTTGGCGCAGATGAAGACCCAAGTAAGCTCGGAGACCCGATCCGCCAGGAGCGCGAGAAGGTGTTCTTCTCGGGACCAGTCAGCAGATGGGCCATTGATGGCCTTGCCTAGTTCCGAGTCCGGCGGAAGCCGCCGGATGAGGTTCAGCATTCGCCGGGTACTGATCTCGCCTCGGTGATAGGCGTGAATGTCGATCCCGTACCGGGAGAGAAGATCGGCTTCAATCTCCTCTGCGTGCTCTTCGATCAGCTCGCAGAGGCCGAGTCTTCCCCCACGCTCGCACCGGTCTCCTCTCGCCAGGCGGTAGTAATTGCGTGGCAGTCCTGCACGGAAAGCTTGTGGCGGAAGAGTCGGTCAGAGTCCTTCTTCGAGCCCATGAGGACCGCCAGGAGAGCCTTGATGTCCGACTGATCGGTGTCCTTCAGCTTGGCCAGGAGATCAACGTCAAGCTCGGTCGGCAGAGAGAACTTCTCTCCGTCAACCTCGAAATAGAAGTTCTCGCCCTTCGCCTCAAGGCGCTGGGCACGGGCAACGTTCACGTTGAAAGTCATAGGTAAATCTCCTTCGGGAAGAGTTCCGCGGCCCCGCTCTTCCTTCGGGGCCGCGGACGAATGGGAACGTCCTGTCAAGCGTTAAGAATCAGGGCGTGAAGTTGGGGTCATTGGTGAGCCACGTGACAAGCGGACTGGTGCCGTCAAGGCCCATGGCGTCGAAGGTGATGCCAAGGCCGGCAGCCTTGGCCCGAGTCAGGTTGACATCGGAAGTGTCCGACACCTGACCCCGCGGGATGATGATTCGGTTCGTGATGGCGCCGCTGTTGTCGGTCCACTCGATGCCGAGAGCCCGCTCAAAGCTGGACAGCGTCTCGGAGATGGCATAGTTGTACGTGCCACCAGAGGTGGTCACTGCGGAGCCGCCGGCCCACAGGGGCAGGGTCACGGCATTGAGCTGAAGAAGCGTGAACTTCGCGCTGAAAGCGCGGGACTTCGGGACCATTCGAGCCGGCACGGACATCTGCCAAGCAGCAATGGAATCCCAAGAGTCCTTCTTGCTCACAACCACGCCGGAGTCATCGGTGAGACCGAGATCCTGCCAACCGGCACCCCAAGAGGTACTGACATCGGTAGGCGCGGCAGTGCCGACGGGAGCGACGAAGAGCCGGCCAGTGCCGGCTACACGAATCTGGGAAGTGGACTGACCCGTAATGGGCATCTTGTCTCCTAGGGATTAGACGGAACGCGCCAGGACCGTGAACTGAATGAGGTAACGGCCGGCGGGCGGATAGTCAAGCTCATCGAGCCATTGAGGGCCCACGTCCTCACGGACGTGAGACACCGAGGCGGACCAGGCGGAGAGATTCGCCGTGAGAATCCCGCTCAGCATGAGCCGGCGGACAATCTTCATCAGGTCCGCTGCCGTGCCCTTGTCGGGCCCGAAGACATCCACGTCAATCCGCGGATAGTCGAATGCGGTATAAGCGTCGGCTGAGCCGCCGAGACGGACGACTCGGACAACCTTCTGAGAGCCGTTGTACTCGTCAGGTACTCGGGTGACGACTTCAACGCCGGAGGCGGAAAGCTGACTGTCGAGCCAGCCCGTGAGGACTTCTTCAATGTCAACGAAGTCGGTCATCGGCGTAGTGCCTTCGCGGCCCAGTCGTCAATGGACTTCTCAATCCGCTCATGGCGCTTGCCCTTGACAGAGGGATGCTTCATCTCGTTAACGTCTCCCCACTTCTCAATGGCGCGGCCGAGGATTCTTGAAGCGGCTCGGTTCTTCGAACCGAACTCGATCGAGAGGGCAGCGGGATCGTCCGACCAGATGCGGTAGAAAGGACGGCCGTTCTTGGCCTTTAGAAGTTCACCCTTGATGGACCGCTGGAAATCACCAGTGCGGTTGTGGGCCGCCGCAAGGCGAACGGCCTCCGATTGCTTCACGTGGCCCTGATCTTCAAGCATCTCGATGAGGCCAGGCATCTGAAGTAGATCCTCCTGAGCCCACTTCCTTGAGATTCGGAAGCCGCCCATCAGCCCTCCGCCCTACTGATCCGGCATTCGTAGTGATGGATACCAAAACCGGGACGATAGATGGGGGAGGGAAGGCCGTGAAGCTGATAGACAACGCCATCGATGATCAGACGATCAGAGGCCTTCACGTCGGCTTCGGCCGGCAAGTAGGCAATGCCCTCGGCAGTGGCGTCAGTCCGGTTCTTGTCCGACTCGTCAGCCTTCATCGGCTTGAGATCGAGCCAGCCCCCGAGAGGCTGGGAATCCACGGGATTCGACCAGTCAATGTTTCGGTTACCGTATCGGTCCTTCGTGGCGCCGGCACGGCGCACAATGATGGAGACCCCCGGATTCATCGAAGCTCGATCGTCCGGTTACGGCGGTTGCGGTAGTCGCTCAGAATCGCCATGTCGTCAGTCGTGAGGCTGACCTGAGCCGAGGGGAAGCCATCGGCCATCCGGTACTGATAGCCGCCGATGGTCTCCGAGATGACGCCAGGAGCGCCAGGAGCCATGAGGACTCGGGCAACCATGCCCGCGCAGACACCGACGATGTCTTCGGGAATCACGTCGTAGCCATGGGTGTACTGGACTCGATACGTGATGTTGCGCCAGAACCAATCCGTGTCGGTCCACGCCTCAGGAGCGTTCAGCAGGACTGTAGGCGGTCCGAGCATGATGGTCTGGGCTCCGTCCCAAGTCCAGACGGAGAAGGGGGTGAAACTTTTGCCATCGGCGTTCACGCGCTCAAGCGCGTCAACCGAGATGACTGGCCGCTGAGCCAAGACGATCTGATTGTCTGTCGGCGAGATGATCTCTCGGGTCTGATCCCGAGTGAAGGTCTGCCGGCAGTGCTTCCGGATCCGGCTCGAAGCGTCGATGAGTAGTGTGTCGGCCCGAGTCTGTTCGGCAGTGGAAAGAGCCCGCGGCATGCGGGCTTCAACGTCTGCGACGATTGCCAGAGCTGTCATGCTTCTTCCACCGCCTTACACCAGGCCGCTAGGTCTGTATCGCGCAGAGAATCAAGCTCTGCGGATCGCTGGATAGCGCGCCGTGAAGCGGCACGCCAGGAACGGCCATCAAGAAGGCGCCTGAGGGCGCTCTCCCAGCCGTTCAGGTCATTGCGCGGGACAAAGGTCCCGGCCTCTCCCAGAGCCTCACAGAGGCCGTTTGTAGGGCTTGCAATGACAGGGATTCCGGAAGCCATTGCCTCCACCCCGACTCGTCCCCAAGATTCGTAGATCGAGGGCATGAGGAGAATCCGAGTCTTCCCGTAGACCTCACGCATGGCGTGAGGGTCGGTGTGCCGGACGATCTCCACGTTGGGGAGATCCTGAAGGATCTGATCCCCATGAGCACCGACAACGCCCATGAACTCGACTTCAGGAAGGCGCGCGGCCATCTCATAGAAGACCCAAGCGCCCTTATCGTCACTGAGGTTGATCAGGGTGACCTTGTCACCCGGCTTCGTCCGGTACTCGTCCGAGAAGATCGGAGGACGGACGATGAGGCTCATCGGAACGGGCTGAAGCTCATCCTTGAGCCATTCGGAGTTGTGAACCTGGTAAATATCCTGGTCCCCGCTCCATGACCGCGTGTTCTCGTAGTCGTTGTGGTTGATGACGAAGCAAGGCTTCCCCATCCACCGGGAGAGGACTACGGCTCTCGCCGTGTTCTCCAGATGGGTTACGACTACATCGGCTTCCGCCATCAAGACGGGAAGGTCTTCCTTGTCCCGATAAGGATGCACGCGGATACCGTCGATCTCGTATCCGGTGTGCCTGTAGGAGTCATTGAGAGGGGCACGCGACTCAAGAACGTCAACCGCGTGCCCCCGTTCCACCAGGGCGCGAAGCATCGTGTGAAGCATGACTTCCGCACCGCCGTTGTGGTGCGGCACATACCAGTGAACAGCCGCCAAAATGCGCACTGATGGAACCTCCTTATCAGGTCAGAGAGGTAACCGGGTTCATGACGGAGAAGGGGTAATAAGTTCCCTTCTTCGCGCCAAGCGCGGTAACCGGAGCGGCGGTGGCGAAGCCAAGACGCATAACCACGCGCATAGCCGCGGAATCCTGCTGCATCAGGTTCAGGACGATCGCGCCGGAGGCGTCCTGAATCACGCCATCGGTGTGCATCGTCACAGTGATGTCCTGGCGCATACCGATGATTGCGTTATCCCACTGACCGGCAATCAGAGCGGCCTTAGTGGCATCGAAGGCGCCGTTCTTGGCCTCCGAGGTGGCAAAGCCGTAGAGGTTGCCGCCGGGGGTCCCATCGGTGTTCGGCTGGTAGATCGGGAGACCCTGAGGAGACCGGTAGCCGGCCAGAGTCCAGCCGAAGCCGGGGGCGGTCACAAAACCATTGATCGCGTATCCCTGCTTGACAAGCTGAACGCCCTGCTGAGTCAGGGCAACTCCGAGATCCGGGCCATTCGCGCCAGAGGCGGTGGCCGCGGTGACAGTGTTGCCGGCCGCGGTGGCAGCGGTGAAGATGTCAGTAGACCAGGTGGTAGGACGGTTCACGCCAAAGAGGCAGGCGCCATCAATGGCGATACCCAGAGCCTCAACGATGCGGGGCCGGACTTCGGCCCAGATGTCCACCTGAGCGTCATCGAGGTAGGCGAGCGGAATCGGAACGATAACCGCAAGCTCCTCAGCCACAAGGCTGACGTTCTTCCACTGCTGCTGAGTGGTGGACTTCAGAGCGAAGTCAGCACCACCGGGAGTGCCGGCAGAGTTCAGAAAGTAGGCCTGAGGCAGAACGGACAGGACCGGCTGTCGCTGAGTGAGCGCGCTCATCCGGACGTTACGCGCCCGGGAGAGAATCGCCGAAGCGGACGGCAGCTCCTGAATGATCTGAGCAGATACCGGAGTAGGAACAAGAGCTTCACCGCCAGCCGGAGAACCGGCATTGCGGTAGACACCGGAGCCGTACTGGCCACCGGAGAACGGGTTGGTAGGCAAGGGGTTTCCTCCCATGGAAAAAGCCCGGACTCCGGGCATGGGAGTCAGGGCTTAGCGATTAGGAGCGCCGGAGCTGGGCGCGAATCCAAGAGTTGGGGTCCTGAGGGGCGGCTGCCCCTCGGTTGCCCTGACCGAGATCAGGAGTCGGCTCAATCGCCTTTGCGAACTTGAGAAGTGCGTCAGCCTGAGCATTCAGGGTCGCCTCATCAGAGCCGGTAAGAAGCTCGGCAGGGACGTTCTTCGCGGCTGCCACGCGGTATCGGGCAAGCTCTGCGGTAGCGTTTGCGGCTTCCTGGCGGGCGGCATCGGCCTCCGCCTTCGCCTTCTCCTCAGCGGAAAGCTGAGCGGCCTTGAGCTGAGCAAGTTCATCAGCGGCGGCCTTGTTGGCCTTCGCCTTGTTCTCGTTCTCTCGGCTGAAGAGCTTCCACTTCTCGGCCTCTGCCTTCCAGTCCGGCTCAGTCGGAGTCGGCGGAGTAGCAGGAGCCGCGGGAGCGGCAGTGGCATTCGGTTCGGTAGGCGTAGACATGAATTGACTCCCGTTTCGGGTTAGGCCCCCGTTTCGGCGGCCGGCGGAATGTCGTCAGGGCCGCGGAAGGCTTGCCCCTTGACTGTGAGGACCGGACCTATCTCGCCGTGCTGACGCACTTCGAGGCCCGGGAAAATCACTGAGCCCGGATGCGCGTAATAGGGCGCAAACTTGCCCGATGCATCGGACGCTTCTGCGTCCGGATGAATGAATGCCTTGTCGATTCGCTGTCCCGGATCCTTTTCGGCATTGATGGGAGCGACACCACAAGAGCAGTTGTTGTGAATCGGCATCAGCTCGGCGATGTGATAGCGCTGAGTCGATGCAATCTGGCAGAGCTGGCACGCCTTTGCAGACGTGATAATGCGTCGGTACCCGACGATTCCCAGCGCGGGGCCGGAGCGAGTCAGCGCGTAGCGCGCAGAGTGCGTGCGTGCCAACTGAAGATCAGTGGCGATCATGGACATGGCTCGTTGTTCGCCGATCCCAACCGCCTGAGCAAAGTCCTTGTCCTGGGAGAGCTGAAACCAAATCTCCTTGAAAGGCCTGGCGTACTCGTCTTCCATGGGGAGTCCGTTCCGGACACCAGGGCCCGAGGCCGTTTCGGCAGGGATCCCGATAGGGGAGACGTGCTGACCAGACATCTCGGAGAGGACTCCGGCGATGTAGATATCGGTGAGCGTGGCAATGACTTGCTGGCTCGCAGAGACGAGAGGAACGACTTGAGAGAGCCAGATGGCCAGGCCCTCATCCGAATAATCGGGAAGGCTCAGCCATGTCAGCCGCGCGGCGGCTGTTGTCCTCTGCCGTACGTCCGCGGCAGCGGACTGAGCTTGTCGAGCCAGGAGATCGGCGGTCACTTAGCCGCCGGCTGAGGAGCCGGCTTCGGAGGGCCAGCCTGAGGGGCTGGCGTCTGGCCAGGGGCGGCAAGCGCGGTAGTCGTAGCGCCAGGAGCGGCGCCAGGGTCAACGCCCATCGGGCTGTTGAGAGCGGCCAGGAGCGCATCCTTCATGCGCTCCGTCTCCATCCGATCAATCTCAGTAGGAGTGAAGCCAAGAAGCTGCATGCGCTCCCTGAAGGGGACTCCGGCGCTTTGCCACTTCACGGCAGCGTCTGCCAGCTCTGCGAGCGTCCTACGCTCGAAGGAGCCCCATACAATCGTGCTGTCAGAGCCGATCTCGGAGCCGGCATACTTGCCGGCCATCCTGATGACCCGCTCCCAGCATTCACCGAATTCAACGGCTCGATCCTTGGCCTTCTCCGTCAAGCCGGATTCGGCCGCGGTGAGCGCGTCACCGGAGACGTTGGCAATGTCCGCAAGAAGGTAGTGCGGGGGAGTGCGGCTGATGGCCGCGATGTCTCGGATATCGGCCGCAGAGGCCGAGAGAAGGGGCCTGAGGTCTGCCTGTTGGAAGTCGCCGAACTGAGCGTTCTCATCGGGGACCAGCCACAAGAGATCGGCGCCCGGATCAAACGGGCGCTGAGGATTGCCGTTCTCGTCCTCAACGTCAATGCCCTTGCCCCATCGCTGACGATAGGCTTGCATCGCCTGAGTCACGAGACGATCGAGAGTCGTGATGTTGATCCGGTCCATGATGTCGGTGACATCCTCGAACTCACCCATGCCCATAGGCGCGCGCATGCGCCGGTTGATGAAGGGCACTACGGGGACTTCGCCGATCGGATTCTTCACGTCCTTCCGGTTGGGGTCCAGCTCCCATGACTGCGCGTCCCAATTGGCTGTCTTGGCCTTCGGGTCTACAGCTCGGAAGTACCAGATCCGGTCCGGGAGATACACGACAGCAAGCTGACGGCCCTCAACCGCATCCATCCACGTTTTGATGGCTGCAAGCGTCTCCCGCGGCCGGACAGGGTCCGGCTCATGGATGACTTCGAAGGGCGATTCGGGAGTGATGATCGGAGTCTTCCGGTCCTTCGGATTCCCACCGACGATCACGTATCCTCGGGACAAGGCTAGGGCCTTGTGATGGACGATTCCGCAATCGGCGTCAAGACTGTTCGCCTGCCAGATTCGCCAGGCTTCGGCATCCGTCTTCGGAGTGCCGTCGGATCCGGTCTGGAATCCCTGAACGCGGAGACGTTCCCGCACAGCTTCGGCAATGAGGCCGGTATAGTTGCTCCGTGCCTTCTTCTGAAGCCGATGATAGGTCTCACGCATCTTCCGGTTGCCTACCGGCAACGGGTGATCTCCGCAATCGTACTTTTCGAGGTCTTCAAGTCGCCCAGCATCATCGGAGAGCTTGTTGCCTAGACGGAGAAGCCACCATCCGGGGGCATTCGGTGCGTTCGTGTCATTGAGCACAAGTGCCCCCTTTCAGAAGCGATACATCCGCTTGGACTTCTTCTTGACCTGAGTGGCGCCGGCCGCAACTGCGTCCATGCGCGCCCTAAACGCGAGAGTGGCCGCAATGGCGGCATCAATCTTCCGGGGACTCGAAGGATGTTCCTTCGCAATCGTGATGCCGGCGCGGCCTACGCGGCGCCTGGCATTGAGCATGTGGCGAGTGAGGGCAAAAGAGCCGTCATGCGTCATCTCTCGATCAATGATCGCGTTATGGAAGACTTCGAGAGCGCGCACCGTAAGGGATGCGCGTCCGCCGACCATCCACCACTCAACGGGGTGATTGGCGGAAGCCTTCACCTGAAGGCGGTTCCCGTACTTCGCTTCCCACGTGTTGACGTGGCCTTCCCACTTGGCGGGGTCGGCATAGAAGCCGACAACCGAGTATTGGTCGAAGGCGTCATCAACGGCGGCAAGAACCTCGATGATCGGGACTTCCCAGTTCTCTCCGTCAGGCCCTTCGGGCTGTTCCCAAACGGCTATCTGGAATAGGTGGCCATCGCTCACGCGACAGCCTATGAGCGCAGTAGCGTCAGTTACGCCGCGGGTGCGCTTTCGAGAACCGTCGAATCCGAGCGTGATCACGTCGCCAGGCTCGATGTCCTTCTCGGAATCAAGACAGCCCAGCCATTCGGGCTGAGACAGCCACGAATCCGTAGCGTGCGTGATCATGTTGAAGTAGAAGCGATCGGCGTCCTGAGGATCCGTTGCCGGATCCCAAATCTCCGAGATGATTCGGTCGAAGTCGATCCATGCCTTAGCGTCTCCATAGACGAAGGCAAGAGCCCTACGAATCGAGGCGTCATCGGTCTTGTCAACCTCGAAGGGCGGCTCAATGTGATCGTAGAGAAGGCCCGAGTCTCGAACCTTGCCCTCAACGATCTTCTTGTGATACTCCGCAGACTTCTCGGCAACCGACTCTTCGCCGGGAACGTATGCGTTGGTCGTCTCGATGGAGCGACCATTCATCTTCGCAAGGTTTCGGCGGAGAACCGCTGAGAGCCTGTCTCCGCCATTGGACGGATTCCACAAGTGAGTTTCATCGAGGACAGCAAACGTTGTACGGTTGCCCTCTCGGGAAGTGCTGTTCGAGGTGACTTGCTTGAGCTGTCCCCCAGCGCAATAGGTGCGCGTCAGGCCTACATCAAGATCCGGATAATTGGCCTTGACGGGCCCAGTCAGCATCTCTCGGACCAGGTCATAAGTGTTGGCTGTCTGGTCCTCGGAGACTGCTGCAAGCTGGACAAGGGGAGAGGGCTGAGGCTTGCCGATAGGCTCGCCAGACTCGTCCCGGCCGGCATAGACGACCGGCCCTAGAAGCTCGACACAACAGATAGCCGCCAAGAGCGGAGATTTTCCCCATCCCTTGGGACGGGAAAGGACTGCGCGGCGAAAGGAAAACTTGCCGCGGTCATCGACCGCATAAAAGTGTGTGATGAAGGCCGCTTGCTCATCGGTGAACTCGAACGGCTCGCCCTGGCGTTCGCCATCAGGCTGAACGAGGTTGTCCCGACACCAGTCAAGGACTCGATATCCAAGGGTCTGATCCGGAGGGAGCGGCCTTAGCTTCTCACTCACTGCCGGCCGCAAGCCTGCGGCGGTAGTCGCTCATCTGAGGCACGCCAGGAGAGTCACTGATCTCCGGCCCTTCGGCCGGCTCATCGCTCTCGATGGTGAGCTTCAGGCGGAGCCTGTCTTCAGGAGTCGCCCCGAACTTCGCTACACGAAGCCTGAGTTCAGGAGCTACGGACCGGTCCCCGTCCCAGAAGGCCGCGTGAAGCACGGCCGTCTCAAGGAGAAAGTCCCAGTCTGATGCCGAGAAGGTCTGTGCCATGGCGCTACGGCGCCAGTTCAGCCACCATGCCTTCGTCTGATCGGGCCAAGAGAAGTCAAGCTTCTCTCCGTCGATTCGGAGAGAGTAGCCGGACCGCGGGAGCGGACTCCCGCGAAGGATGCCGTCAGGGACCAGAGAGGTAGTGCCTGAGGCGTTGCGCCGATGGCGCTTGTCTGCCGGCTTCGGAGCCGGACCGCGTCCGCTCATAGTGGCTACCTCCCTTCATCGACTCCAGTGGAAGGCTCCGATGACGGAGCCGCGGAACGAGTCACAGCCGTCAAGGGCTGAGTGCATGTCGTCAAAAGTCCAGTGATGCACGTGCTCTTCGAGAGGGTTGCCGTTGACGGCACCCTGGCAAATCTCGATGATCGGCACGGACACGAAGATGTGGCCGGCAACGGCCTTCATGCGCTCGATGACTTCGAGGGCTTCCGCCCGAGTCATGTGCTCTAGGACATCGCCAGCTATGTAGAGATCCGCCGGCTCGAAGGCCGCGGACCGGATGTCAGCCACGTCGATACGGTCGTATTTGGCCCTCAGATCGAACCGATTCACGTATGGTTCGAAGCCTTCAAGGGCGGTCCAGTGAGACCGCCAGAGGGGCCGTAGACGCATGGAATAGATGCCTTCTCCGGCACCGAGGTCAACGACCGAGGATGGTCTGACCTCCGCATATCGTCTCTCAAGCCACTCTTTGCCCTGATGGTGACTGACAGGCATAATCCGCCCTTCTCAGCCCCTTCAGGGCCTAAGATCGAAATCTCCCAGACTCGTACGCCATCGGAGCCGCAGGTTCGTCCCGATCAAAAAGGCTGGTCATAGGGGGTTACCCCCCACCCTTTCGAAGGTCATCTGTCTCGATCAGGCATGAATTCAAAGGGTGCGTCGGGATGTCCGAGTTTGACCTGATGTCACTGTGAGTCAGAGCAAGCCAGGATGCCGGCCCTTCGGCCGACTCATGCTCAGCCGCTTCCTGGCGGCATTGCCTTCGGCCGATGACTTCTTCGCGTGATGCCAAGTACAGAGTGTCCGTAGGTTGCTCAGCTCATGAGAGCCACCAGCAATGATGTGATCTACCTCTGTGCCTCTGCGCTCACAGCGCTTGCTGTCAGTCTCGATCCATGTGCACTGATGACTGTCTCTGCTGAGAACAGTTGCTCTGATAGAAGCCCAGTTAGTTGGCAGCTCAGACCTTCTGTTACTACCTTGCCAAGAAGACCCCATATACAACCCCCTATATAGAAGGCCCTATATGGAGACCTTAGTAGGACCACCGAGATTCGAACTCGGACGATGCCGGCTTATGAGGCCGGTGCTCTACCGTTAAGCTATGGTCCGGAAAACCCGGCCTACAAGAAGCCGGGTATGTGCAAAAGGCGGCCCTGTATAGGGGCGGCCCTAGAAAGTAAGCCCCTCAGAAAGGGGCCTTCAGAAACGCCTAGGGGGTAACGTTGTCCGTCCGGAACGCGGCCGTCCAAGTCTTCTCGCCGACGATGCCGTCCTGAACAAGGCCCTTCTCCTTCTGGAAGGCCTTCACGACTGCGAGCGTCTTCGGACCGAACTTGCCATCGGCGGAGCCGATGCTCGTCCATCCGCGGTCGAGCATGCGGGTCTGGAAGGTCTGCACATCCCGACTGAAGACATTCGGGTTGAAGCTCAGAAGGTGTCCCGGATAAGGGACCAGGACAACCGGCTTGGGAGCCGGCTGAGGGGCCGGAGAGGTTCCGCCCTGAGCAAGAGCGATGATCTGAGCGCGCTGAGCCTTGATGGGCTCACCAGGACAGTCGTAGTGACCGCCCCAAGCGGCACCACCCATGCCGTGCCAGCCAAGGCCACGACCGTTCGGGTCATCGGTGCTCTGATACGGGATACCGAACTCGGCATGAGCCCAGCGGTAGAAGTCGGCGATGTTCTGAACCTGAGAAGGGGTCAGGCTGTCGCCCGGGTAGCCCTCATTCTCAATCGAAATCCAGTGGGCATTGCCGGCAACCTCGGCCCAAGCCTTGTCATCGAAGTCGACCATCTGACGCAGAGGGCCGGTCTTCGGGTTGAGCAGATGCGAGGAAGCCTGAGCCGCAGGGTTGTTGAACCATGCCTCTGAACCGGCTTCGGTGCCCTGCTGAATGTGGAGAGCGATTCCGTAAACGGTGCTCATCGCACCATCGGTACGGTTGACGGTAGGGCCTATGAAAGTTGCGCCGGGATAGCGAATCGCGGTCATGTAATATCCTCAATCCTCGAAGGGGACATGAAAAAGCCCGGCATGCGGAAACATGCCGGGCCGATACCGCCCCACAAGGACGGGTGGATTTAACGAAGCTGGCACAGGATCTTTTTCCGCTACCAATGAACTTCGAAGTTAGTTCCGATCACCAGGAATCTGCCAGAACCGAAGGGGAGCATTGAGTAAATCTGGGAGCACTTCAGATTTACTTTTCCTTCGGGAGACTCGACCGGTGACCGGAAGATTAGTGAGCGCCTGTCAGATAGGCTATGGCGGCCTGAAGCCGCTCGGGGGAGTCTTGGAACATCCCAATGGCTCGATTGCATGAATCACAAAGGATGCCGCGGACACAATGTCCGCAACTTTTATTCCCAGGTCCATCTCTAATTCATGCTCTTCTAGGGCTTTGTACATTTAGCCTCACTCAGTTAGTCATTAACTATATAACCAACCCCCTTAAGGGGGTTGGTATTTATTATTTAGTTAATAAATAACGCGCGAGGCGCGTGCGCCTCAGCCCCCTGAGGGGGCCTGTCACTAGGTATATGGATGTCCATCGGCCCCAGACCGGACATCGGACTGTGTAACGGTTTGGTCTACGTCCTCTGAGCTGCGGTGATGGCACCTCAAGCTTAACGCTTGACAAGCTGGCCATGGGCCGGCAGACTCTTGCCGTCCACGACGAAGGGAGGAAGCTTGAGGCCCAAGCTTCTCGATCTGTGTTGCTGTGCTGGCGCTGCCAGCAGGGGCTACGATGATGCGGGATTCGATGTCACGGGGATTGACATTGTCGAGCGGGAGAATTACCCGTTCAGATTTGTTCAAGCCGATGCTGTCGAATATCTCCGCGAGCACTCCGGGGAATATGATGCAATTCACGCGTCCCCGCCATGTCAGAAGAAGTGTGCATTGAACAAGGGGACCAACAAGGTTCGCAACTTCCAGTACCCTGATTTGTATCAGCCAATCAAGGATGCAATTCAGAAAACCGGCCTTCCGGCCGTGATCGAGAACCCGGAGTCAATTCCTCACGTTGTTCTGTGCGGTGAGATGTTCGGTCTCGGAGTTCTGCGTCACAGGAAGTTCGAGTTGATCGGATGGGGAATGGAGAGGCCCGCGCACAAGAAGCACCGGGGGCTTACTCGCGGTTGGCGTCACGGCAAGTGGCAGGAAGGCCCTTACATCGCGGCGTACGGCAAGGGCGGGGGCAAGGGCAGTGTCAAGGAGATGCAGGAAGCCATGGGCATTAACTGGACCGATGTTCATGAAGAGCTGACTGAGGCCATCCCTCCCGCGTACACGCGCTACATCGGCGAACGGCTGTTTTCTCACGTCCTCAAGCTTAACGCTTGACAGCCTAGGGCTTCGGCCCTAGGCTTCTCTCATCAGCCAACATCTACCGGGGAGTCGGAATGGCCAAGAACGTGATCAGCGTCAAGGGCGGGGAGGTTCACCTGCCGTCCAACCTCGATGAGATCGGCTACCTGATCCCCTTCTGTGAGACGCTCCTGTCGGCTGACGCCGAGTACCTGGCGACGGACGAGAAGGTCACGTGCAAGGCGTGCAAGACACGCTTGAGGGGCCGTCGGGCGCCCGTTGAGGAGAAGTCGGCTGAGCCGGCTCAGATCCCCAAGAACTGGCTTTACATGGCGAAGCACGCCAACACGAAGACCGCGCGCGCCTGGTGGCGCAAGAAGTGCGGCATCATCGAGACGGAGAACTGAGATGGTCGAGTACATTGTTCCCGCAGACTTGAACGACGCTCAGAAGAACGGCCTTACCTGCGTCGTCTGTGATGGCCCCGATGGGCCGATGATTCCGGTTGGTCGAGTTGCCGGATCTCAGGTCTTCTCGCACGAAGACGAAGCGTTTGGGATCTCAACCGCCGCGCGTCCGCTCGCATGATCTGTGCCCCCTGCCGTGAGGCGGCAGACGAGAAGAAGCCGAAGCGTCACAAGCGATGCAAGGGCTGTGACTGCCAGCATCGATCCGGGACTTGGGTGATCAAGTGAG